TGGTGCGAATCCATCTTCCGCAACCAATATGGAGCTTAGCGTACTGGGTACGAAACTGTCTTGAAAACAGTGCCATCGGAAACGGTGATTGTTCGATTCAATTAGGCTCCGCCATTTAGAGACTGGGAAAATGTTTAGTCAACAACCTAGCTGTCAAGGTATTATATAATCCTACGAAACGGGGTCTGACTAACCCTTGGCACTTGAGTCGTACGGCTCATTCCGGTAGGAGAGCACTGGCTCTTAAACCCATGATAGCAGTCTGGTTATTCATTATCAATATAGGTGAATTACAATGTTACCTGAATCCATCAAACAACGGTTAATGTCATCTGGTCTGTATGATTGCATAGTTGATACATATGATAAGCATGGAACTGGTGATCAACATGGTTCTCTGTTAGATGACCTTGATAGGTTTGCCAAGATTGTGGCTGAGGAATGTGCTGCTATAGCATATCTTACATCAGATGATGGCGATATTGCTGCGCAGTCTATCCTGTTTGAGTTTGACGTTGACGGCGCACGTTCTCAGAAATGAAAATTACTCATGATGTGAAATTTATTCGGGTTCCGTGTTATAATAGAACCATCGCAACAAGGGGTATATCATGGGTAAGTTAAAAGATGTGATTTTTGAGATTGAGCAAGAAATTCTTAATAGTGATAATTCTGTGTCTCTTGAGGATATTGCAGACAAACACGGGGTAACAGTTGAATTTGTTGAACAGGTGTTTGAAGTCCTTGATGAAGAAGTCAAGGGAATTTTAACCAAGGGTATTGAGCGATGAATAAGGACTTTGTTATTCTAGATGAATGTGATGTTCTTTGGTCTGGCTGGGAGAGCGATGATAAGATGTGGTTGGTCATGGATTGTGGTTCATTAAAACTAATGACAACAGACCATGGGTCAAAGTATTTCGAGGATAAATCATTCATTGAGGAGAAAATTCGAGAATATGAGGCGGTTATTGAAAAAAGCAGGTACTTTTTGGAAGTTTTGAATAGAGGGTCTCTAGTTTAACGGTTAAAACATCTCCCTTTTAAGGAGTAAGACTCGGAGTTCGAATCTCCGGGGACCCACCAAATTTAGGTTTAGAGCAAAGTGAAACAGTGTAGGTTGCAGACATTAAAGCCCACCTACTTAATTAAGCAGTCGCGTAAAATGGGAAACTGTTTCACTTTGCTGTAAATCTTGACTGATCATCAGGATTTGCTTTCGGGAGTAATTAACCCGAAGACCCGTGGTATTTTAACGGTTAAACTGCTGACAGAAGGTGGGTTCGATTCCCATCCATCCCATGCTGTGGGGTGTAGGTTATAGGTAAACCGATAGCGATGAGGGTTTCGAAATCCCTCCCACAATGGGTCACTATAGTAGAGCGTATTCTAAAAACCTGAAACCAATGCCTGGTAGCCATTTCGGTTACATTGGTATTTGTGGTCGGTCTACTTTTCATAATCACTAGAGTATTTTAATATGAAACCAACATCAATGTACAAAATGTCAAAACAAACTAAGACTGGTTTAGCACTAGGTCACTTTAAAGATAAGCACGCCAGAGCACAATGGAAGCGCGCGATGATTGAAGCAGAAATTGAATCAAAAAAGAAGCCTAAATCTGACAAAGATTGAATCATGGGCGGAAGATTTTTAACATCGCTTGATATACACGAGGCCAAACGGTCCGAAGAGATTTGGAATTCAATGGTCAATCGTGGTGAAATTGATGCCGATACATATGTTCGAACATCATATGTTGTATGTGGGTGTGGTATTATAGGTTGTGGGCACATTACAGCGTGGCTAAAAACTAATCCAAATAACATCGATCTAAAGCAGCAACAGGTGGCATATGAAAAATGGTTAAAAGACAATCATACTAGACACTGTGCCCCTCTCGTATAATGGAATTACACCTCACTTGTAATGAGGTTATGGCAGTTCGATTCTGTCGAGGGGCTCCACTAAATTTTCACGACATATTCGGTCTCTAAATTAAAAATACATGACAAACACACCACTTTGGTACATCTAGTTTAAAAATTACCATATGAGCAATATCCTTTTCCTTGATTTTGATGGTCCACTATGGTCGGACAGAGTCACAGAGTTCCACCCGGATAATCTAGACCTCGATCATCCCCGGCGTGGTATTATTCACGACACCATGGTATTAAATGGGGATACATTCATTGCTCAGATTCTGTCGTATTGGAAAATGGATGATATTGCGGTTGGAATGCTTAATACGCTAGCCGAACTGTATACATTTAAGACCGTGGTATCGAGTTCATGGAGAGAAATTTGCAGCCGAGATACCATCGAATGTATCTTTAAGCAGAATAATCTAAATATAACACTACATAGTCATTGGGCTACTGATAGTCATCGTGATCCTTCAGGTGCTCGTGGTAATGTTACAGATAGATTGCTTCAGATTAAACGTTGGATTGATCAGTATGATGTAAGGAATTATGTCATTGTCGATGATCCAGAATCTGGTGGGGCTCTTAATGACCCCAGTATGGTGACTCAATATGGACTGAATCCAGATAATGTCATTATTGTTGATCCTTTTATTGGACTAGAGCTAAAACACTACTACAGGATGAGACAGATTTTGTCTATGGGAAACTGAAATGAAAGTATATATCGGACCATTTGTTGATTGGATTGGACCATATCAAATTGCTGAAAAACTCTGTTTCTGGGCTAAAAAGGAAAAGGATGACTATGGTTTCCTTAGTACACCAGAGTGGGTGCATAATTTTGGTACATGGCTAGCCAATGATCGTCATGGCAATGATTCATGGCTAACTAAAGTCTGTAATTACATTTACTCCAAACAGAAGCGTACGATTAAAGTCAAGATTCATGACTATGATACATGGGATATGGATAGTACACTGGCCGTTATTATTCTTCCTCTATTGAAACAAATGAAGGAAAGAAAACACGGTTCCCCTTTTGTTGATGATGAGGATGTACCAGATGATTTAAAATCAACGGCGGCTGAACCCAAAGAAAAGGAATATGATGTTGACTCTAATTATCATAAACGTTGGGATTATGTTGTCGATGAGATGATCTGGGCCTTTGAACAATTACAACCAGATAATGATTGGGAAGAACAGTACAGAACTGGTGAGTTTGACATGCAGTTTGAGCCGTGTGAATTGGATGAGACCGGTAAAGCAAAACTATATACCATGATTAAAGGTCCTAAACATACATATGAAGTAGATGATGCTGGGGTTAAAATTCACCATGATCGGATTGTACGTGGTACCAAATTGTTTGGTAAGTATTTCCAATCATTAAGTGATTGAACTCAATAGGAATTCGTTGAAGGTAGTTGATTTAAATTAAGACGCGAGAGTGACGCCTCGCCATCTCCACCATAAGCATAAATTTGGTTTATGTTTATGATGGGGATGAGAAAGTCTATTCGATTGATTTAATGATATTACTGGAGAATCGGCAACGCTAAAGCCGTAGGGTTGGGGTGACTCAGCCGAAGAAGCAAAACAGCAAGTGCAAACGACGACTTGTTCCTTGAGGTTCGTCTAGCGGCTTAAGCCGACGGACACTAGACTCGGAGATGACCCCAGCCTGCTCGGCAACAGAAGTGGCTGGAATTTTTATGACCGGTGGAAATTTATTCGGGTTCTGTGTTATAATAACAAGGAAACCACTGGAGAAAATCATGGGTATGGGACTGAAGTTTATCGCTCGCCGTGAGATTCAAGTAATCTCGACCGGGGAAATAGAAATCCAAGATGAAGTTATTCCGTCTTGGAATTTCACAAAGGATATATTGCACAAGATTCATACTGCCGATGATCCCGTTCAAGAATACATCAAGACTGTGCGTGAGCATCCTACTCTAGTTGAGAAAGATGTGTTTGCCGAAGATGACTTGGACGAAGAATTCCCCATCGGCAAGAAAACCATCTTCCTCTGTGAGCGGCACATTGATAGGTTCATGGACACTATTCAATACATGAGGGGCCGTGGTTTTGAAATCAGGTCCTTTTATTATGACTGAGGTTCATCTTAGTCGGGAGTTCTACTCCAGTCAAGCTAGATTAATTGACTGGTGTAGAGTAAATATAGGACCCGGTGGATGGGAAGAATGTCCTACCCTATTATGCCCCGACAAACACCAATGGGTCTGGTCACTTGAATGCACATTCGGCTGCTCAATCTTTAGGTTCGATAACGATGAGGATGCAAAGAGATTCAGAATAGCTTTGTGTTGATATTTGAAGGACCTTCGGGTCCTTTAATCTTTTGGTGAACACAGATTATAATGAAATTATGACTCAGCTGTATATTGATCTTAAGTATGCCAAAATCCTAGGCAGTAGATTACCTAACTTCAAGGCTAGGAAATCCGACTCCTGGGCATTTTCTCACACTTGTGAGACACCCAAGCCCGGGCGCACAGCTAAGACTCGTGGCTGTTTCTTTGTCTGGAAAAACTCACTCATCTTCAAATGTCATCACTGTGGTGCTAGTTCTTCCTTTGCTACATTCCTCAAGGAAACAGCACCAACACTACACGATGAATATAGACTAGAAATCTACCGTGACCGCGTTGATAGTGATGTACCCATTATTCCTAAATCCACATCTGCCCCAGTTATAACCAAAGAACCCCCCAGGGAAGATGATGTTTTACGTGGACTATACTCACTCTCATCTCTAGCCACCGATCATCCGGCGGTTAAATATGCCACCCGAAGAGCTATACCTCGTGAACACTTTGATCGGATATACTTTTGTCGTAAAATATATGAGTATGCATCTAGATGGAAGCCAGAACTGAATACCACCAATGATCATCCTAGATTAGTATTTCCCTATTATGATGCCAATGATAGGGTATATGCATTCACGGCTCGAGCATTCGGTAAAGAAGAACCTAAGTATCTGTTCATCAAGATCGATGAGAATATGTCTAGGATATATGGATTATGGAGAATCAACCCAAAGGAGAAGATAATAGCCCTGGAAGGTCAGATTGATAGTCTATGTCTAGATAATGCTATAGCGGTTGGTGGGGCAGATTATTCGGACCCAATTCTAAAACAATTTCAATCCAATCTTGTCATTGTCCCAGATAACGACTTTGTTCGGAATAGACAAGTATCTAATCAGATTGATAGGGCTATATCAATGGGGTATACCATCAGCCTAATGCCAGATGGGGTTAAATACAAAGACATCAATGATGCCGTTAAAATGGGTTATAATCCAGCGGAATTACGCGATGTTATACTAAAAAATGCTAAACGTGGTCTAGAGGCTAAATTAGAACTTATTCATAGAAGAAAAAGATGATCATTAATTTAAGTGAATTCCCTTGGCTTGGCGATCAATTTGACTTCATTCAAGTTGATTTAATGATAGATGAAGATGGTAGATTCATACCAATCATCACGTATCTAAAAGTTGATGATGAGGATAGCGGATTTGTACTGACTAATGGTCTATCATTTGATACACACAAAGCTGCAGCAATTCTCCTTGGGTCATTAATATCCAATGGCTTTTTCCCTATACCAGTATTAAACCATGCTGATCTGTTCAACTTAGATGGAGAGCAGATAGGATGTTTTGAATGGTCAGAACACGAAGTCCCAAAATCAAGCCTACATTTCAATGATTCAATTCACTAGGAGAACATATGGATTTAATGGAAAATATAGAGAACGATTCATTCCTTAGACAGTACATTACAGGGAAACCAGTACCGATTAAATTACCCAGTGATACTCCAGATTATGTCATTCAGAGATTAACATCGGTGGCAGATAAACTTAACTTTGAGAATAAGTCAAAGATTGGTATTGATGTTAGATATAGTGTAGTCAGAGAAAACAAGAAGCCAACAAAAACAAAGGATGAATAATGGAGTTAAAACGGTTACCTATAACAAAAAGAGGCTCAGAACCATTTGTGGAATTTACTAATACACAATTACATATTATGTGGTTCCCAGATGAGATTAAGGTTGAGAAAGATATTCAGGATGTGATGGTTAATTTCACACCAGCAGAAAAACACGGTGTAATTACAGTCCTGAAGCTGTTTACATTATATGAAGATTTTGCCGGTGAGGAGTATTGGGGTGGTCGGTTCAAGAAAATGTTCAATGATGATATTGAAGCCGCGAGAATGGCATCAGCTTTTTCAATGATTGAGAACTGTGTTCATGGTCCGTTCTATAGGAAGATCAATGAGCTGCTGCATATTGATACTCCGGATTTTTATTTGTCCTATGTCAATAACCCAACACTAAAGGGTAGAATGGACCATATCGGGGATATTGTTGACGATCCTGATGATCTAGTATCAATTGGTATGTTTTCATTGGTTGAGGGTGTGGCTTTATATGCCAATTTTTCATTCCTTAAACACTTCCAGAGCCAGGGCAAGAACAAGTTAATGAATCTGGTTCGTGGAATAAATTTTAGTCTGAGGGACGAAAATATCCACAGTTTAGCTGGGGCATGGGCATTTAAGTATAAATTGGACAAGTTAAAATCCACAATGAATAAAGATGAGTTTGATTTATACTATAAACAAGTAGAGGAAAAGATCCGCGAGGGTGCTAGACACTTATACCAACATGAGGTTGAGATTATTCGTATGATTTTTGAACACGGCAGGATCGAGGGTATCACCGAATCACAGATGATTAAGTTTGTTCAATCCAGAGTCAATCTATGCCTGAAGGAACTCGGATTTGAAAAAGAGTATGAAGTCACAAGTAATCCAATCGCAGAATGGTTTTACAAATCATTGAGTGATTTTAGTTTTAATGATTTTTTTAGTTCTATCGGGAACGAGTATCAGCGTGACTGGGATGAATCCAATTTTGTCTGGAAGGCGGCGGCATGAGTAATCTATATGAGAAAATTTCACAGCGGAGAAAAGCTGAACAAGAACAGGGGCTAGTGCCAGAATGGTACTCCACCGCGGCTGCCCAGCTGTTCTATCAAAAGTATGAGTATGAGACAAACGGTAGATCGGTCCGTGGTCAGTTTGAGCGGATCGCCAAGACCGCGGCTCAACACCTCAAGGGCACAAAGTGGGAGAATATTGCTGAGCAAAAATTCTTTGACCTGTTCTGGAAAGGTTGGGTTAGCCCATCAACCCCAGTGCTGGCGAATATGGGTACCAATCGTGGACTTCCGGTAAGTTGTTCAGGAAATTATACACCAGACTCAATTCATGGTTTCTATAGTAGTCGGCATGAGACCGCCATGCTGACTAAGAATGGATTTGGCACAAGTTCTTACCTTGGGGATATTCGTCCACGAGGTTCGGCTATCTCCGTTGGTGGTACAGCATCTGGTGTCGTTCCTGTGTTCAAGGGATTCGTGCAGGATATGCGCGATGTAGCCCAGGGCACCGCTCGCCGTGGAGCCTGGGCTGGATACATTGAGATTGATCATGGGGATGTTGATGAGCTGATTGACCATATTACTGCCGAGCCAGATGATGCTAATATCGGTTTTATCATTAAGGATGAGTTTATTGATCGGCTGAAATCCGGGGATGTAGAGGCACTTCGTCGATACCAGAAGGTTATGAAGTTCAAGATGGTTACCGGTAAAGGTTATTTTTTGTTCATTGACAAGGTGAATGCAAAACGCCCTGAGTCATATATCAGGAATGATCTGAAGGTCAAGGCTTCAAATTTATGTAATGAAGTGATGCTCCATAGTGACCCAGATCATACTTTCACCTGTGTTCTATCCTCTATGGTCTTAGCTAAGTGGGATGAATGGTGTGAGACCGACGCTGTATATTGGGCCACAATTTTCCTCGATTGTGTAGCATCAGAATTCATTGAGCGGGCTAGACATGTCCCTGGGCTAGAAAAGGCGGTTCGGTTCACAGAAAAAGGTCGGGCACTGGGTCTGGGTCAGATGGGGTTGCATACTTTATTCCAGCAGAAGATGTTGCCCTTCGAGGGATTTACTGCTCATATGTTGAGCCAAGAGGTTGCTGCTCATATCTGGGAAGAATCTGAACGTGCGTCTAGAGATATGGCTGTAGAACTAGGTGAACCAGAATGGTGTAAAGGACTTGGTCTTAGAAACACACATCGGATTGCCGTCGCTCCCACAAAATCAACAGGGCTCCTGATGGGAGGTATCTCAGAGGGCATTAACCCAGACCCAGCAATGACATTTACCCAATTGACATCAGCTGGTGAGGTTGATCGGATTAACCCTAGTCTATTGAAATTAATGAAAAGCAAGGGTGTCTATAATAAGAGAAATATTGCGGAAATCTCAGACAAGAAGGGTTCGGTTCAGCATGTGGATTGGCTGACTGATGAGGAAAAAGAGGTTTTCAAGACGGCCTTTGAGATTAACCAGAAGTCAGTTATTCGATTGGCATCGGCTAGGGGTCGATATATTGATCAATGGCAATCACTCAATCTATTCTTTGCCGCAGATGAGGATCCTCGGTGGATATCAGAGGTCCATCAGGAAGCATTCGAGGACCCTAATATCCTTGGACTCTATTATGTCTATTCGATGGCATTAGCTCAGGGTTCTAAGGACGACAGTATTAACCGAACGGAATGTGTAGCCTGTAGTTAATCCAGTTAAATAGCTCTTTAATCTAATGGAGAGCTATTATGCAAAGAGTTTCATTCCAATGCGAGGTATGCGATGCGCATGGCACAATTCGATTACCAGATGACTGTGATGGCATGCGTGTTGAATTGTGTCCATGTTGCGGGGCCCCGCTGGACCTAGAAGAGGATGACGATGAGTGAGCCGACCCCATGGCTAACTCATGATAATTCTGAATTGATAGAAATACCACCTAAGGTTATTGGGTTTGTCTATATGATAACCCGTAAGTCTGATGGTAAATTCTATGTCGGAAAAAAGAAAGCATCATTCAAGCGGTACAAGCAAGTTAAGGGCAAGAGGAAACGCGCCGATGTAGAATCAGACTGGCGCTCATATTATGGATCAAATACCGATCTACAGAATGATGTCAAGACACTGGGCCATGATCAGTTTGAGCGGAGGATATTGCACTTGTGTTATAGTCTGAGTGAGTGTAGTTATAGAGAGACCGAGGAGATTTTTACTCGCCGTTGCCTGCTCAGAGAGGACTGCTATAATTCCTGGGTCTCAGTCAGGGTGACAAAAAAACATGTCCTGGGTAAGTTTTAATTCCAGTCCTGTGTTATAATAGAACCATGGACAAGGAAATATCATGAT